CTCTCAACTTCTTCAGGCTGATTTCATGCGGTTTGTTGTCCATATTCAACCAGTCCCGGAGAATCGAGTAAAGCAAGATGCTATACTGTGATTTCATTCGTGACGTGTAACGCAGCCGATACCGAACATATCCGCTTTCAGCAATGTCGAAAAAGATGGAGCGAAGGTCTGGGTTGCATGTAATTGCCACGACGTAAGACCTTGTTTCTGGTACATAGTCCAGTTTTGCCCTCGTGAATAAGACAAAACTTTCAAACGTTCCTTTCTCCTTGTCAATAGGAATCGAAACTGTATTGCCCAAAAAGTGCTTGATCTGCGGCTCAATCCTTCGTGCATCAAGGCTTTTCAGACCAAGAAGCTCCCTGTATTCAGCAAGCGTAAACTCTACACGACTGCTACTTGGGTCTCTCGGGTTTATTCTCGATAGATAAACCTCTAGCAGACGAAGTTCTCCTGCTGTGTAGTCCCTGAACTTCGCCCAAACAAGCGATTTGCTTTTCTCG